GCAAACCTTCGGAAATAGTTCGATTCATATCCGAGACGGCAGTAGTGATGGAGGTGAGCTGCTGCAACACGTAAGCAGTTTGTACGATGGATGATATCGCAAAACCAAAGACAAGTATGACCTGGGTGAGCCGCATAGACTGTATGAGCTCACCTTGCTGGGTGTCATGCAAGGCTACGGCTTGGATACCGTGGAAGTTGGCCAGGTGGGACATGGTTGCGGTGGGAGAATTAAAGTTGGAAGTTATTGGATAGATCAGTGCCTAAGGCCGGGGTTTAGTTGAGGACTTTCTTGTAGAGGAAACCGGTGGTGTGGTTAGTGCTGCGGGTGAAGAAACTGCGGCTGAAGCCGCCTTGGGCGTACCAGACCAGGAATGACCACAGAATTTCACATTCTGAGACAGACAAGTTGTAGTGGAACGCGTTCAACCTGACCATGTGCTGGGCTTCATCATTATTCCTGATGAGATGCAGCCAGTCGGCTACCGCGGTGGCATATTCGTCAGCTTGCTGCTTGGTGGTATATATTCTACAAGCAGCCTTGTTAGCCAGACGCGGTAGGTCGATGGTCAGAACGTCACCGATGAGGTACCCGACGAAAGTACCTGTAACTCCTTCTTCGATTTTGAGCTCTTTGAAGTTCCTCATCTTCGTGATTTGCTGAGATCTTATGAATCCGTCGTCACCTTTAAACCCAGCCACAAAAGGAGCCGTTACGCGGTAAGCGCTCCCAACTCTAGCCATGTTGTCAATCGTGTTGTTTAGGTACGTCATGGCGGTACCGCTCTGGAATGCGTCGAGAGTCCAAAGGGTGTAATCCAAGCCCCTTGCCGACCAAGCTCGGATCGTGCTGAAGAGGATATCGATGACGTGTTCGGGGGTTCCAACAATGCGGAAAAGTCGTTTCACAAGCTCGTGCACAGCAGCTGTTTTGGTGGTGTCTTGTTCACTGATGTCTGTGCAAACCGTCTGGTACCGTCCGGGGGGTAGTGAGCGGATATCGGCATCAAATCGTTTCTTGAAGTCCTCGGTGCTCGTGCCGTTAGGTAAGTGAACACCGGGACGTCGAC